AAACATTGCCCTGCGCAATGAGGGCTTTGATGTTCCTCTGTTCCAGGGCGTGTTTGCTGCTGGCACTCTTGAAGGCTCTGCGGGCGCGATCCTTGGTGGTGGTCTTGCCGTTCCTCGCACTGGCGTGGAGCGTTTGCCGGGTCAGCAAGAGGGTGAGTCTGATGCCGCATTCGCTCGCCGGATGAGCCGGGAGATCGAAGCCGCCCGCCGCGAGCCTCCCGGCCCGCTGACGCAGCCCATCACTCCCGCCGCGCCGCCTGTTGTTGCGGCTCCGGAAGGAGAGGATGTCTTCCGTCTCCCCGATGGATCAGTCGGCACTCTGGATCAGGCAAGGGCATATGCCATGAACCTGCCGCCGGAGCAGCGGGCATCCACGCTCCAGTCCATCCTGACACAGCGGGTTCCCCGAGAGAAGACTGTCCCGCCAGATCTGTTTACACAACCTGCAGAAAAACCTGCAGAACAAGCTGCAGAAGGTGCTGCACCGACAAAACCTGTCGTAGCGGAGAAGACGGAGGTTGTTGAGCCTGCAAAACCTCCTGCTGTGGCTATGACCAAGGAGGAGGAAGAGGTTGCTGCTGATGCCGCCAAGGGCAAGCCAGAGCAATCCTTCGTCACTGGTTATGAGCCCGTTGAGGTGCCGCTGGATCAGCTAAAGCTGTCCAAGGAAGTGCCGCAGTTTAAAGCTGATGCCGACCAAGAGGGCATCGTTGAGAGGCTGGAAGGAAAGTTTGATCGGATCAATACCGCCCCTATCCAGGTGTGGAAGCGGCTTGACGGCAGCCTGGAAGTCATCTCCGGGCGGCATAGGTTTGACTTGGCAAAGCGCAGTGGTGAAAAAACCATCCCTGCCCAGATCCATGATGAGGCTACTGGTTTCGATGCTGATCAAGCGTCGATCCTTGACGCCACGCTGAATATCCGTGACCAACAGGGAAAGGGGAGAGACTATGTCGCTTACTTCAGGAAATCAGGGATCTCCGAAGAAGACGCCTCGGCTAGAGGACTCTTGGGGAGGGCGCCCGGAAAGCCAGCTTTCGCCATCGCAAAGAACGGCAGTGAAGAGCTTGTTGGGGCGCATCGCGCCGATATCGTATCTGACGCAGGCGCAGCCGCAATCGCAAACGCCGCCCCTGGAGACTCCCGACTCCAAGCAGTCGGCATAAAGGCCATCCAGGAGGGTAAGAGCCCTCTTGCTGCTGTAAACATCATCAAGGCAGTGCAAGAGGTCTCAAAGGGCCGTCCCGCGCCAGAGGGTGGTGACCTCTTTGGTTTCGATGACTCGGCCATGAGGGAAGCGGAGGAGATGGCGAAGATCGCCACCCTCAAGCAGAACCAGATTGCGCAGAGGCTTGCTGCCATCTCTGGTGCCAGCAGGCGCCCGGAGATCGCCAAGAAGGAAGGGATCGACATCAAGGATCCCGATGCCCTCAAGAAGCGGGAGAAGGAACTCCGTCAGCAGAAAGCGTCTTGGGATAACTGGTCAAGCTCCTCTGACCTTGTGCAAGAGATCCGCAAGGAGATGGAGCCGAAGGCAGAGAAGCCCGAGGAGAAGCCTTCTGCCCGAGAGGCTGAGCCGGCCAAAGAGATCAAGGAAGTGCCGGCTGAGATCCAGGCCAAGATCGATGCGCTTGGCAAGGCTCTGCAAAGAATAATGTCGCGTTATGGACTGAGGGATGTGGCTCTCAGGCTTGTGGCGGACATGAAGGCCGAAGGGGAGTACGCCTCCAAGGTTCTCAGTCTGGCACTTGATGCGACAGATCCTGTCGTTGCTCTGAGGCATGAGTCCATCCATGCCCTGAAGGAGCTTGGGTTCTTCACCCCGGCACAGTGGAAGTCCCTTGAGCGGCAGGCCAAAGAGAAGTGGGTCGATCAGTACCTGAAGCAGAAGAATGTAAACAGGCAGCCTCTCCAAGAAGGGCAGATGTCCCGGTACGACGCCTACATGAAGTTCTACGGCGGCGACGAAGAGGCCATTCTGGAGGAGGCTATTGCTGATGCCTTCGCAGATTTCAGTGCCGCCAAGGCCCCTCCTGGGATGCTGCAAGCCCTGTTGAAGAAGATCCAGAACTTCTTCCAGGCTATCAAGGAGGCATTTGGTGCCGAGCCTGATGCAGAGCGGATCTTCAAGAAGGCCGAGCGGGGAGAACTTCGTGCCGGCCCCGTCGCGCCCGATTCTTGGAAAGACTCCGAGAAGGAGGATGCGGACGCTGAGAAGTACGAAGAGCAAAACGGCATCCTTCCCTACACCTCGGCGGGGCAGATCGAGGTGCCCGTTGAAACGCCCAAGCTCTCCATCAAGTCTCCGTACACGGAGAAGGAACTGGCCAAGGGCAAGGAGAACCATCCTGTTCTGAACGTGCCGCTCAACGCGAATGGCACGGTCACCCTTTACTTCCCGACCAGCAATCTGTCCGCCCGGGAGGTCGCCAAGACCAAGAGGCTCAAGGCGACCAGCCCAACGGCGAACCGGATCTACCTGACCAACGAGTCCAACCCTGCTGCTGTCCGGGCCCGGGCTGGCAACATCGACCAAGGCCCGATTGAAGCCAACGTGATGGTCCAGGTGCCGCCGGAGATGCTCCAGTTCGACATGGAGCATTCGGATGGCCGCAAGGATTTCTTCATCCAACTGGCAGAGGGCAATGCCTTCGCCGAGAAGATGAAGATGACCAAGCTGTTCACGCTCTACAAGCCGCGCAGCGAGGCTATAGCCAAGACCACGACGATTGGTGACATCGGCAAGGGCCTTGAGTCTGCCATCTCTGCGTACAAGCAACTCTCTCCGGCAGATCAGCGTGCCAAGCTCGCCCAGGCTCGGCAGGTTCTCAAGGACGAGCACAACGTCGGCACCCTCCTTGGTGAAAACGGGAAGCTGCAGAAGACCCGTTTGAACGAGTACCAGCTTCCGGAAGACATCCAGAACAGCGTGGCGTCTCTGGGTCTTGGACTTGCCAGCGCCCAGAAGATCAATGAGCGCAACCTCTCTACCTGCCCGCAGTCGGCCCGGTGCGAGGGCTTGTGTCTGGGCGAGACCAGCGGTCAGAACCAGCTTTACGGCGGGGATGGTCCGGTCCGCGCCGGCCCAAGGCTGTCTCAGTATCTCAAGACCGAAGCTCTGGTGATGCACCCGGAGGAGTTCGGCATCGTCCTCTACGACGAGATCAAGAAGTTTGAATCCTGGGCCAAGAGCGACAAGGGCTTCGAGGTCATCACGGAAGAGAACGGAGAAAAAAGTCGCGTTAAGAAGCAGGTTTACACACCTGCTATACGCCTGAACGTGACGAGCGACTTCCCGCCGAAGATGCTCAAGCCGTTCATTGAGGGGTTCCCCGGGGTTCGGTTCTATGACTACACCAAGCTTGCCACCCCGGGTCCGATTGCTGACAACCACCACCTGACCTATAGCTCTGACGGCGCGGCTCAGGTTGTTGAGGGAAAGACGGTTGGTGTCGGATCCAACTGGGACGCCATGATCAAGCGTTTGAACAATGGGTTCAACGTTGCCATGGCGTTTACAAGCAAGCGGGACATGCCCGACTTTGTGCTGGACGAGAAGACCGGGGACAAGTTCCAGGTCTGGAACGGCGACAACTACGACGCCCGGTTCCTGGATCCTCGGCCCGGCCAGAAGGGCAACCTCTTCAACAAGGGCATGATCATCGGCCTGACCAACAAGGACAGGACGGGCAGGCCAGAAGACGCCGCACTACGGCACGATGGGTTCTTTGTCGATTACGACCGGGAGCGGGATGGGGACACCGTTGTCATCCGAGACCAAGAGAAGATCAAAGCCGGCAAAAAGATCATCCCGATTGCCAAGCCCAGCCTGAGGGACAAGCTCGGCCTCTACAGCGAACTTGAAGCCAAGGTCTCTCAAGGCCCTGGCAAGGGAACGGCAGAGGCATGGAAGGGCTACATCAATGGCCTGACCCAGAAGGGCGTCAAGCCGGAAGAGATCGAGTGGTCTGGCGTCAGGGACTGGCTTGATCTCCAGAAGGGCTCTGTCACCAAGGATGATCTGCTGTCCTACCTGAAGCAGGGCGGGGTGCAGGTTGAAGAGGTGGTGCTGGGTGGTCGGGGTTCCATTTCTATTGATGACATCGAAGGAGGGAGCATCGAACGACAGAGCGATGGATCATATGCGGTGTGGCAGGGAGCAATGCCGGACCCTATTGGCATCGGCGACACCGAAGAAGAAGCAATTCAAGACGCTGTACGCACACTGGGCATTGCTCAAGAGCAGCCTTCGGGGCAGACAAAATACAGCCAATACACCCTCCCGGGCGGCGAGAACTACCGGGAAGTGCTGCTGACGTTGCCGGTGGCGTCAGACAAGATGACATCGCAGGAAATCAATGCCCGCATTCAGGCGCTTGATAAGGCGATGGATTCCGCCGATGGTAAAGAGTGGGATGAGATGCAGGCGGAGCGTCTTGCTCTGAAACAAAAGTGGCGAGATTCAAAGCAGTACGAGTTCAGGTCCAGCCACTGGGACCAGCCCAACGTCCTTGCCCACATCCGTGTAAACGACCGCACCGACGCCGATGGCAACAAGGTGCTGTTTGTGGAAGAGATCCAGTCTGACTGGGGGCAGGAGGGGAAGAAGAAGGGAATGGCCGGCACTATCGAGGCCGTTCTCAAGGCAAATGACATGACCCGCGCCGAGTTTGACTCGATGCCGGTCGAAGACCAGCGTTTTGCAATCGAGGAAACGAAACGCATTGGGCTTCCGCCCACGGCCCCCTTCGTCACCAAGACCGAAGGCTGGCTGAACCTTGCGTTGAAACGCATCATGGTCATGGCCGGAGAGGGTGGCTATGACAAGGTGGCGTTTGTAAACGGGGATCAGAGTGCCGAGCGGTATGACCTGAGAAAGCAGATCGACCGTATTGACTACAACAAGAACGGCAATGGCACGTTCAACATGTCGGCCATTCGTAACGGGGCTGAGGTTTTCTCCAAAGAGGAGCTAAGCGAAGGCCAATTGGCCGACACTGTTGGCAAGGAACTTGCCGCAAAAATGGTTCGCGGCGAAGGAAAAGATGTAGCCGAGCTTGATGCGGTGGATAGGTTTGAGCCAGAAGAAGATATTTACACTGACAAAGACTTTGATTACGAAAAAACCAAGGTGAAGTCTTTGGCTGGCCTCGACCTCAAGGTCGGCGGCGAAGGCATGAAGACCTTCTACGACACCATCGTCCCGACAGCAGTGAAGAAACTCCTGCCGAAGGTCGGTGGTGGGCGGATAGAGGCTGTCAACATCAATTCTGAATTTAATGTGTTCCAGATTGATGATGGTCTGTGGGGGACTAACATTGATGATCGCACGTTCCCCAGCGAAAGGGCGGCACGCGAAGCTGCGGGGGTGCCGCAACCCGGCTTCGATGTCACCCCCGCTATGAAGGAGCGTGTCCGCACTACCGGACTGCCCCGGTTCAGCCTGCGTGACACCGTCAACGTAGACGGCACTGAGCGCCCCACCACCAGCAGCACCAACAAGCCCATCTATCCCACTGAAGAAGGAACCAAGAACTTCTGGAGGTGGTTCAAGGATAGTGCCGTTGTTGATGATGATGGAAGGCCTTTGGTTGTTTACCATGGGACACGTTCTGATATTTTGACATTTGATAAATCTAGGCAAGACCAACAAGATGCTGGCTTTTGGTTTGGCACCGCGCAAGCAGCCAATCAGTACGCGGCATCAACGCGTGGCGCCGGTGACAACGTCATGCCGGTGTACCTAAGCATCTCTAATCCCAAGGTTTATACAAACCGCGATGTCAAGATTACGCCGGAACTAATCAATAAATTGGAGGCGCAAGGATACGACGGAGTGCTGCGAGATTTTTCGGCAGGCGAGGACGCGGATCGATACCCTCCGGGCGCAATGGAGTGGGCTGTTTTTCGCCCTACCCAGATCAAATCTGCCATCGGCAACGTTGGCAAGTTTGATCCTGTAGATCCGAGCATCAAGGCAAGTCTGCGCGATGTAATTGACCCTGCCATTCGGGCTCGCATCGACCAGACCACTACACCCCGGGAAGAAAAGACCTTCATCAAGCGGATCACAGAGGCCATTGCCCCGAAGTCTGCCTCCTCCTTCCGGGCAGCTTTCCTGGATCGGTACAACCGTCTGAGCGAGTACGACAAAGAGCTTGTCCGTCTGATGGGCGGCGCTCCGCTGCTTGCAGATGCAAGTTCTCATGGCGCTGCGCTCATGTCTGATCTGAGTGCCGGTGTTCTGGCCGGGGCCATGGGCGTGCATGACGGTGTTGGCGGCATCCCGGTCTATGTAAACGGGCACACCAAGATCGTCAACAACAACAACACGGTCAAGGGGCCGATTGCCATTTTCGCCCCGCTGGCGAAGTACAACGATCCGTTCATCTACCAGAAGTACCAGACCTGGGCCGCTATAAACAGGGGCATCCGTTTGTACGGACAAGGCAGAGAAACCGGGATCATCACGCCGGCAGATCGTGCCACTGCCGCGCAGATCCTCAAGGATCATCCTGAGTTCAAAGACATCCATGATGAATGGATCAAGTTCAACAATGGTTTGGTTCAATACCTGAAGGACACCGGGGTTCTCTCTGAAGAAGACGCCAAGGAGTTCGTCAAGTATTCGGACTACATCCCCTTCTACCGTCAGGCTGACGGCGCGGAGACTGTCGGGCCCCAGATCTTTGCTTCCTTGTCTGGTGTTCGCGCCCCCAAGAAACTCAAGAAATCTGAGCTGCCCATCGGAGAGTTCCTGGAGACGGTGGTCCGAAACGTTCAGTACTCCATCGAAGCGGGCATGAAGAACGTGGCGGCACAGCGTGCTGTAAACACTGCTGTTGCCATCGGTCAGGCAAACAGGCTGAACTACGTCTCCTCGGCCCCCAACGTGGTCAAGGTGCTGGAGAACGGCAAGACCTCATACTACGAGACCAAGGATCTGCTCTTCGTGGAGGCCATGAAGAGTCTGAACCTGGGGGATCTGCCGTTCATCGGCCTGCTGGCCGGGCCGGCGAACCTTCTGAGAAACTTGGTCACCAAGGATCCCGCCTTCATGCTTGCCAACATGATGCGGGACTCTATGTCTGCCTGGGTGTCTTCCGGGGTCAAGATGACTCCCATGGTGGATACCCTGACCAACTTCACCAAGGCCCTAAGAGGTCAAAACCCAGAATACGCAGCACTCCTCAACTCTGGGGTGATCGGTGGCTATGACTACTCCCAAGGAGTAGAGATCAGCGCCCGTCGCTTTGACCGGGCTCTGCGCAAGAAAGCTGGTGTTTACACAACTGGGGAAAAGCTGGCCCGTCCGTTTACATCTCTCTGGGATGCGCTTGAAACGGGCACCCAGGCTTCTGACGCGGCAACCCGCATGGAGGTCTACAAGAAGACCCTTGCTGCTACGGGCAATGAGGCGGAAGCTCTGTTCCGGGCGGTGGAGGTGATGAACTTCAACCGAAAGGGCAACAACCCTCTGGTGCGTGTTCTGACCGCAGCAGTGCCGTTCTTGAATGCGCGGATGCAGGGCCTTGATGTTCTGTACCGGGCGGCATTCGGCAAGGGTACGGAGGCCAATGCCAAGGAGATCCAGAAGAGCTTCTTCATCCGTGGCATGACCATCGCAGCGTTGTCCACGATGTACTGGATGCTGGTGCATGAGGATGATGAGTGGAAGCGCCAAGAGCAAGAGACCAGGGACAACTACTGGATCTTGGGTGATGTCAAGATCCCGATCCCCTTTGAAATCGGCGTTCTCTTCAAGGTCATCCCTGAGCGCATCCTGGAGTACAGCTTTGGGGACGACACCGGGAAGGACTTCCTGAAGTCGATGGCCCGACAGTTGACCAGCACGCTGTCGTTTAACCCGATCCCGCAAGTGGCCCTGCCGGCAATTGAGTCTGTGACGAACTATTCGTTCTTCACCCAAAGGCCCATCGTGTCCCAGGGGCTGGAGGATGTCGCGCCGGCTTATCAGATCGGCCCCGGCACTTCCCGGGCCGGTGAGTTGATCGGAGGCGCAACCAAGGGCCTACCCACGGCACTCCAACTGTCTCCGGTCAAGATCGACGAGATGATCCGGGGGTACACCGGAACGCTCGGCGGGTACATGATGGATCTGTTCGATGCCATCTATGACCTGAACACCGATGCACCCAAGGCAGCAAAGCGGTTTGAACAGATGCCCGTCATCCGGCGGTTTGCTGTGGATCCTCTGGCACGAGGACAGGTCACCGCGTACTATGAGTTGAAGAACTCTGTAGACGAGGCTGTCCGGACGGCCAACCTCCTGGAGAGGAACATGAAACCCCAGGAATGGGGAGAGTTCATGCAGGAGAACATGGGCATCTTGGCAACGAAGGACTATGTCCTGGATCTTGAGAAGTCCATGAAGGACTTCCGGGAGATGAAGACCTTCGTCCGCGCATCACAAATGGGCGCAGAGGAAAAGAAAAACATCATCTCCAACATCACAGAACTGGAGAACAACTTGGCCTCCAACATCCAGGAGATCAAGAAGATGATAGCCGCGCAATGACATCGTTTAAAACGGTCATCTCATCCTTCTTGAGGACAGACCAGATCCTGGCCTGTCCGTGGATGCCGTTGAAACTTCCCTGGTGACAGTCCCTACATAGAGGGATGCAGAGGTACTGGAGCCCTTGCTTGATGTGGTGAGCATCAGAAGGGCCTGAAGCCCCACAAACCCCGCAGGGTAGCTCCTTGACCCTGCGGAGATGTTCCCTCTCTGCAGCGTTTAGCTTGTTGTTCATCCCCTGGTCCTGGCATCCCAGGTTGCCCGCTGAGCCCTGAGAGTCGCATCATTGATCGTGGTTGGAGGCTGTTCTCCGGTCTCCACCTCGATGAGCTTCTCGATGTAGTGCTTCGCTTTGCGGAGGTCGTCAACTCCTCCCTTACCCCGCCAGCGGGAGATGTACTTGATGACATTTCCCTCCAGATAGCCCAGGTTGTTTGACACCACATAGTCCCAAACCTGAATAGGCTTGTCTTTGTAATGACCTGGGCCATGATCGTTCGCGCTCATATGTTGTTCCAGTTGACGTTGCGTTGCTCGGGTTTGGTGGTGCGGTCTTTGAGCCGGTGCCGTGATTGCGTCTGCGTGGGCATAGTCATGCCGGGTTCGGCAGTTTCGCAAGACACGAACGTTTTGAAGCACAGCGCACACATGCGCCTGCGCCAAACCTTGCCATCAGCAGGCCTGCTTTCCAGCACTGGGCTCTTGCCGTCACGGGTGCAGTGGGGGCATTTCATTCTCTCTCCTCGCTTTCTCGTACGCTTCGCGCATAGCACTATTGCTCGGCCATCTTGGTTTATGCCATGCATCTGGGTCCAGTACGTCGCATTTCTCTGTGACCTCGTGTTTTTTATATTGCACGGAGCGTGGGTTGAACTTGGCGCACCAAGAGAATGACCGCGCCTTCTGTACCTCAACCAAGTATGGGTCTCCATACCGATCAATTTCCCAGAACAGATCAACCATATTGGCGGCGGCTGCGAATCCAACCCAGCCTGTCGGGCGCTTGTTGTCGCCAATGAAGCGGAAGTAGTAGGCGATCATTCCATATCCTTTCCAATCTCTGCCGCAGCGCGGACGATGGCACGGCGGGTGGCTGCGAGGGGATCGTCGCCAATGTTCTCCAGCAAGACGTCAACCCAAGAGCCGTCCTCGTAAATATCAATTTCTATTGACGAGGATGTTTTACGGACTCGCAGACCTAACTTCACCATCAGCCGCAGCGCATCGCCGTCGTCGGCGATGGGGTTCCACGCATTTCCAGTTGCGGGGCACCAAAACAAACCGCCTCCCGACTCAATCCCCGCCGCCTTGGCAGCAAACTCCAGCATTTCTCTGTCGGCCCTGCACCGCTGATCCTGCACCGGCTCGGCCTGCTGCGCCTCCACTAGTTCCCCAGCGCGGATACTCGCGCCGATGTCCACTGGGCCAAACGTATCCAGAGAACGGGTGACGCAGCCGTCCCATTGCGAGGCAATACGCTCGCGCTCTGCGACCTGCACCGGCTCGGCCTGCTGCGCTAAGGCGGCTCGGAGGGCGGTGATGGCTTCGTCCATCAGGCGCACCATTTCATGCCGACTGCTCATGCTGTTGACCTCGCACAGCTTGGCGCCGCATATTGCCTCCAGCGCCTGCCGGGAAGCCAAACGCAGCGCTGCCGCCATCCGCAATAACTGCACGCGATCCAGCACCGGATCGCTGATGCCACCGGGCCAGCCCAACGCTGCGGACAGTTCAGGGTCTTGTGAGCCGCTCATAGCGCATTCCCAATGAGTACGCCGACAACAAACCAAATGCAAATCGAAACAACGGAGAGGATCTTCTCTTTCATTTCCCCTCCTCCGAGGCGTCTGGCCTATTCAAAACAACGCGGTATTTGTATAAACCCATTTGGATGTGTTTACGCTCTACGGTGTAGCCACCAAATCTATCTTTTCTAAGATGCCTTAGCTGAGCACTTACGCTGGCTTCTGGATCTCCAGTTTTTTGAGAGATCTCTTTTAGGGTATGCCAGCCTCCGTTAGAGACCACATTCCAAACCCTTAACAACTGCCCAGTAAGTCGTGCATTATCTCTCTCTGGAACGTAGTCAGCACCGTTAAACCTTACATCATCCAACAAAGGATGAAGATCTTTTGATTGAGCATTCATCGCCACTCCTTGCTCTACTTTTCAGACTTTGCGCTGCGTGTACACGCAGAACATCTCCAGATCCCCCGCCGCAAACTGCTGCCCTGGTGGTCGCGATAGTCCTTGTTGCAGTCAAAGCAGCGGCGAAGAAATGCCTTGGGATTGATTGTCATTTCCCCATCCCGATGGGAACGAAAACGATGATGATCAGGATGATCCCGATGGCGGCGCCCAACACCTTCGGCCACAGCGGCTCCGGCTGTTCTTGATACCAAGGCTTCTCGCCAACTTCGTCCGGGTCAATACAGACTTCAGCGGGTACCCATTCCTGCCCGCAGTAGACGCACTTGTATCCTCCAGAGAGGTACGGGCGCCATTCGTGCTCACCCGTCGTAGACGGCAGGCACTTGTCAAGATCCTTGTCCATGCAGCCTCCTAGTGATGTCTACCTGTTTTGCCTTTAAACGATATGCCGCAGACCTGTCGGCGCCACTAATCTTTCTACGAGAAGCATCTTTCCCCTCTCCGGTCTTGTAGATCTTGATCAAAGATCTGCCGCGAGAGTCATCCTCCCAGGCGCAGATGTGAGCAGCCTTTGCCTTGTGCAATGCCCGGGTATAGTCAAGCACTGTGACATAGTGCAATCCTGTCAGATCTGCTAGCTCCTTGCATGAGTACAAACCCTCATTCAAGTACTTGATCAGTTGAGCAAACGAAAGAGCATTGACCCTGACGATGTGCTTGCCCTTGTTGCTTGGCGGCTTGTGCATAGCGATCTCTTGTTAGTAGAGTTTGAGGTTTGGCCCTAGCGGGGTGATCAACAGCACCTCTGCCATGGATATGTTTAGCTGCCATGTGTGTAAATACCATGGCTGCAGCCTGATCCATCCCCAGAAAGCATCAAGCGCCCGGTCCGGTGAGGTTGCTTGAACAGCGACCCTTTTCTCGGGGATGACGTTTCCCTGAGAGTGGAAGTCGATGACATAAAGTTTGTGGGTGTCGTTCATCTCTCTGCGTCCACTTCTGCAAGATCTTCCATAAGGCGCCGCTCAAAGTTCTCTTCCGAGTCGTCACCACTGATGAGCCAATCTGCCCGCTGCGCGTAAACGAAAGCAACCTCCAAAGCCTGTACCGCTTCTGTTAGACGTTGGATGGTTGCCGGGGATAATGGAAACGCAGAGTCGTTGTTTCTTTGGATCACATCAGAGATCTGATCCGAGATTTGGTCGATCTTGTACTGCGCATATCCAAAGAAACCTCCGCTCATGATTGCCTCGCTTTCAGCATGGCGTCTGCGTATTCATACGCCAGCTCCACAAACTCCCATACCTTGCCGCGTACTTCGGGGCAGGCGAGTAGTCCTTGCAGCGCCTTCGCCGCAAAGTAGTCGCGCAGGGACATGCCCTTGTCCCATGCGGACGCTTCACGATCTATGACCAGCGGGAACGCCGATCCTCCGGTGTCTTTGCTCACACCCCCTCCTTGCGTTGCACATGTTTCGCCAGCAGCCACTTGTCACCCAGGAGACGGATGGCACGAACCCATTCCAGTTGGTTGCGCCTGTCCAGGCGGGTGTCTCCAGTGGCCCACAGTTGACGGGCTTTGGTCAGCATCTTGGTTTTCACGAAGCCTCCTTCACAAAGGTGCCGTCAGGCATCAGCCGGCCCTTGCGATGCTTGATCTGTTCAAACGCACCGTTCAGGCATGAAACAAGGTTGATGTCGTGCAGGGCGCAGTAGTTGATCAGGCAGACCATCACATCCCCAACAGCATCTTTGATGGCCTCCATGTCTCCTTTGCCCTCAGCATCTGCGAGTTCACCGAACTCAGACATAGCCTTGAGAAGCTGGGACTTGGTGGTTGCGTTAGGGATGATGCCCCGGGCCTCTGCCCAGCGGATCACCTCAAGTTCCACGATGGAGTAATTCATTTGTAGTTCCTGGGCCACAGTTGAAGTTTGACGGGCTTGGCTCCCATGAGCTTCAGTTGCAACTCATGGAAGACGCGGGGAGCCTCGTTCCTATGACCCGGGGCAACAAAGGATCCCCGCATGATGTAGTGGGGAACAAGCAGCAGCCCCCTGCAGATGTAGCCAATCTGCTCGTACCGGGATGATGGCTTGTTCATTTCCATCGGGTTCATAGAAGCGCCTCTTCTTGTGCGGCAATGAATGCCTTCTTGTTGAAACGGTAGACGTTCTTCACAACCTCTCCATCAATGATGGAGAAGGTGAAGGGCCAGTTATCGACGTTCCGGGAACGTTGGGGGCTGAGTTCCAACCTTTCGGTCAGCGGCCCAGGCTCGGATGGCAACGTCCTTGAGTCGCTGGGCTTCACGTTGCTGCTCCGGGGTCGGCAGTGTTCCCGGCAGCTTCTTGCGGCGCTTGGCTCTGATTGGTTCCTGTTCCATTTGCGTTCCTTGTGAGATTGGAGATATCTTCAACAATGAGTTCACCGAAAGTCTTCCCTGAAGGGAAGGTCATTTTGGAGATGTTGTTCTGATTGATTGCAGAAATTGCATCCTGCAAACCCTGGTTGTAGCCAGCCAGGAAAAGGTTTCCAGAAGACAGGCGAGCGTCAATGCCCTCCCGAATCAGATGCGTCATGGAAACGCCCGTCTGCTTGGCAAACTGTTTCAACGCTGCATACTGAGACTCACTCAGGTAGGCGAAGAACGGTCGAAGGTTAGAAGGCTTCATTTTCAAACTCCGCCATAAGGTCGTCGAAGAGGGATTGAGCCAGTGAGTTGCCATTGAGTTCTGTCCGGGAGTCAACCCCAAGACGGTCGCACAAGGCTTTGGCAGTGGCGTCTTCCCCTTTGGTGTCCATGAACTTTTGAAAGTTGGGATTCTTGCAAAGCATTCCTGCCTGCTGGACCCTGTTCTTGTAGACAACGGGCGTCTCATCGTCGTTTATACGCACCATCACACAGGCGTACCGTGCCCCAACGAAGTCCCGCAAAAGCTCGGACGGGAATTCGTCGGGGTGGACGGACATGGTCAGCACAAACCCTGTCCTGTCCTGCTTGAGGGCGACCTTTCGCGCCTCAAACTGCATCGGCATTGATCTTCTTCTCCAGATACCGGATCACGGCACGGCAGTCCTCAAGCTCTCGCAGTGCCTCGTTCAGTTGAGCCTGGAGAAGGATGTTGGAGTTGCTCATCGCTTCCACATGCTTGTCGCTGATCTTGGGCTCCTGCCTGGGCTCCTGATTGATCGACACCACCTTCATGGTCCTTTGGGTCTTGCGGTTCTTCTTGAAGGCCGCACCCAAAATCTTCCGCCGCGTGTTGTAGGCGTGGCTGATGTGCATGTGCAGGCTCTCAGCAACCTCCTTGGCGGAGAGAGAGGGATCTGCGCGGAACATGTCTTCAGCTTGCTTGGTCTTGCTCATGGTTTTCTCCTGGTGTAAACGAGATCAGAACGGAACGTCGTCATCATCCTGACGTTGGGCGGGCTTGCGCGTCTCTTCCTGGGGAACCCGGCGATCAATCGCCAAGCTCAGGTAGGTGACGCCAGTCTTGCTCTGCTTCTTCCAGCCCGAGAGCTTGAAGGTGACAAAGCCCTTCTCGACCTGTGCGTTGGTCAAGTCTTTGATGTTGATGGCGAGTTCTCCCCAGTAGTCCGGAGCCTTCTCGCTGCGCTTGCTCTGAGCGGCCATCAGCCGCCCGGAATCGGGACGTTGTTCAAATGCCATGATCACTCCTTGCTCAGTTGCTGGCGCCGTTCCTTGGCAACGGACAGGCACCTCTCATACATCTCGGGGTACTTCAACTTCAGCCTGTCGAGCTTGGACTGGTTGGATTTCCAGTAGCTGTTCAAACCGTCATTGCTCTTGACCACGAGCATGTATTCCACAAAGCCCTCTGTAAACAGTTCTGCAGACAGACGGACCTCTTCCTCATCTTCCTTCGGCTCTTCCTTCTTGGCCTCAGGCTTCGGTTCTTCCTTCTTGACCTTCGGGGGGTCAACCTTCTTCTTGGGTTGAACCTCCTCTTCGTCCCCGGGCACAGACAGAGGAAGATCCTCGCCGGCATAGACGTTCAAGCCAAGACCATGGAACCCAAGGGCCTTGGTCAAACAGCGCATGAGTGCCGTGTTGACCTGGAACGCATCGGGGTCCGAGATTGGCTTGTTCCTGTGATCCATCACGGGCAGCCAGCATGTGATGGACTTGGAGAACAGCGTCACATCGACCCAGACCATGGCCGTGCCATTTACACGCATGTATGCCTCGTCTCCGTTTGAACCAAACGTGTGGACGCGGAAGTTGGCATACGGGTCAGCGTTCAAAGCAACTGCCCAGGCATGGGCCCAGGAGACATAGCTCAGGCCCTGCTTTTTCTCGATGAACTTGCTGACATCAAGTTTCAGCAAGTCGTGAACCGACTTCAGATTGGTACTGCTCGCAGAACTCTGCGACTCCACAGAAGTTTCCGGTGCAGCGGCGGGGCTCTCCTGCTCGGGTTTCGACATATCCCTTCTCCTTTGCGGCCAACTCTTGGGCCTCTTCGATGGTCTTGAACACGCGGACGGCAGTCTTCCTGCCTTCCTTCTTCACAGCGTAGGTGGTCTCAGAGAACCAACGCTCTTCTGCAGAGCATGGGGGCAGTGGCTCCTCCATAGCATCGGCAAACTTGGCTTCGGTGTGAAGCTGTAAACGGGAGCGGACAAACGCTTCTGCGGTCACCGAGTCCCACATGGGTATGTCCACCATATGGATGGGAGCTTCCGGGTAGTTCTCGCGCCGGTCATGGCGGGAGAAATCCCGGATCAGGGCGCAGATCCTCAGAGACTTGACCGGAATCCTCTTGACGGACTCCACCAGCCACTTGTACAGATTCAACTGCTCTTCCCACTCCTTCTTCTCGTTCATCACGGAGTAGGCAGAGGTGAACTTGTAATCGGTGATGACCACGCCATCGGGCGTCATCTCCTGGAGATCAATGCCACCAGAGACCTTGACACCGTCGATCTCTGCGACGATCCTCTCTTCTGTGACATGATCCTCGGCAGAGGCCCGTTCAGCTACCACATGGAGTGCCGATCCGAGCAGGGCCCAAAGCATGTCCGAGACATCCTTTGTCAGAGCGGCATCGTGCCGTTCCTGAAGCCGTCGAACCCTGGGGGGCGACAGAAGCTCGGTGACAGAGTAGTCCGAGCCCCCCTTCGAGTAGTAGTTCTTCCGGGCCAAGGCAACCAGCGTAGCCGGAGCGCCATGGTTGTTTGTGATGATCAAGGAGACCTCCTGTGTTGAACGACGGAACAGATCCTAGCACTATCGACAACGATGTGCAAGCACTTTTTTGTGAGACAAGAGAAATTTTTGGGGAGCCGGCCAGCAAGGCCAACAGCCGAAGGCTTGTCCGGTTCGGAGGGATGTCCCGGCTGATCAAGAGCCACAAGGCCCTGACCTACTCCGAAGCCTTTAAACAGCAGTGCGCCCATGTCGAGAACCCGACAGACAAAGATGTCTCGGTCGAGATCCATATCTGGTACGCCTCCCGACGGCCAGACTTGGACGAGAGCCTCATCTTAGATCTGCTCCAGGGAAGGCTCTATGTAAACGACAGACAGGTCAAGGAGAAGCACATCTACTGGCATCAAGAC